CGCAGGCCGCGGACCTTGAACTTCACGTTGTTGACCATGAGGTAGAAGCGATCCTCGGGGGTCAGCTTCTGCAGGAGCATGGCGCGCTCGGTCCCGAGAATCTGGATGAGCTCGGGCTGCGAGAAGTCGTCGAGGTGCTGCCACATGGTCATCCACCCCAGCTGCAGGGTAGGCTCGATCAGGTTCTCCTCGACCCGGACGGCGATGTTCTCGTACAGGGTGGCGCGGGACTCCTGCGCCTCCACGATCTCCGTCGCCTTCACCTGTCGGGGCGGGAGGTTACCGAGCTGGAGGTCGTTCGACATGAGGGCGACCTGCCGGCCCCTGGACAGGCGGTTGACGACGCTGTCGGCGTACTGAGGCATCTGCTGGCCGGTGTCCAGGCGCTCGAACCACGGCACGTTCGGAGGGGCGCCCTTCTTCATGACTCCTGTGAACCCGGCGGGGATGCCCGCTGAGATGCTCGTGGGGTCGAGGAGTAGGTCCGGCCGCACGCTGTTGACGCCGTGCACGGACTTGAGGGCCCCGTCCGTCATGAGGGACAGGAGCTCGTTCTCGGCCTCCGCCATCGGGACGGCGTGGTCGAGGACGGCCTTGTGCACTGGGCTCGCGGGCGTGCGCAGGAGAGAGCAGCGGACGATGGGCCGGAAGCCGTGCCACATGGGGTTGGGGCCTGGTGCGCGTAGGATGCGATTACCCGCCACTGTGACCAGCTGGTTGCGGCCCAGCACACGTCCGGTCTTCTTGCAGATCAGGTCTCCCCAGAACTCATCCACCGCGACTTCGTTCGGGTCCCTCATGCGCTCGCCAGCGGACTCGATGCCCGCCCGGCGCTGCTTGGCCAGGTGGTCCTCGGCCTGTTCCTGGTGGCGCGCGATGGCCTCGACCACGTTGGGGTCGTAGTCGGGGTTGGCGCGGAGCTCGCTGATGTGGCGCCTGACGGAGTGGATGTGGTAGCTGTTCGCCTTCCCGGGGTCAGGGTACGAGTCCTCGAAGGGCACGACGTCGATGGCCAGCCGGAACGTGCGCAGCATGGCCTTCTTGATCCGCTTGCTCAGGCGCTCGTACGTGTACGGGGTCGTGTCCTCGGGCTCATCGCTCGTCTCGTCCGCGACCATGCCGGCCGGGCGCTTGGGGTCGTTCGACTCGAGCATGTACACCGGGCGCTCGGCGTCCACCCCGAACACCTTCAGGCAAATCTCGCTCTCGATCAGGCCGAGGATGATCACGTCCGCTAGGACGGTCGGGAACTTGAGGGAGGTGTCCACCTCGTTCCCGGGCTTCCACAGGCGCGCGAGGCAGTGCTGGAGTATCTTGGCCAGCGTGTCCCCGTCGAACATCGAGAGCCCACCCAGGGTCTCCACGCTGAACCACTTCTCGAACGTCACGAGCTGGTTCTCGAGTGCGGCGGCCATCTGCTGGACAGCCATCGGGAGGTCGGGCAGGAAGATGCGGGACTGGCCGTCACGCTTCGCGGACCAGTCCTGGTTGCCGTGGAAGAACTTCCAGTTCGTGCGGTTCTGGATGCTGCGCTCGCGCCGGACGTCCCGGGAGCGCATCTTGTCCTGCATCACGATCGAGACGATCTCCGCCTCGGTGTGTGACAGGCCCTCGGAGTCAGCCACGACGATACCGGGACCGCCGGACATGACTGCTGAATCTAGAGCTGGTGCACCCATTCTCCTACTTTCTAGTTTAGCGCATCACCGACCGAAGTGATACCCCGGTCCGGGGATGCGCCCTGGGGGCGTGCGGGAGCCAGTCATCCAGGGGGAGTCATGTACCAGGGCCTCGACGCTGGCCACCGGCTCGAGGGCCCACACCAGATACCCGACCCCGTCGCTCAGGTGGGTGCGCTTGTAGTACGGGTCGTTCTTGTCGTGGGCCTTCGCGATCCCGCCCTTCTTGTCGCGGAGCACGACCTCGAAGTCCTCGATGGTCTCGACCATGTCCGGGGAGACCTCCATCCGGACCTCGCCGTTGGGCCCGCGCATGAGGAAGTTGAGGGCGTTGATGCGGTCGCGGATGATCGGGTTCACGGTCGGGATGGCAGTGCTGAAGGGGTACGGCACGCCCGAGAGCTCGTTGGTCAGGAGCTCGTAGTCCGACCGGGCGGTCTGGGCCGTCTTCCTGGTGCTCGTGGCGTCGCCGTAGATGATCATCTCGGCACCGTGCATGGGCAGGCGCCTCTTCAGCTCCCGGCCCAGGTCAGCGATGGTCCCGGTCTCGAGCACGATCTCGAAGAACCCACGGTACACGCGCCCGTGCTTCTGCCAGACAGATAGAGTGCAAGGTGCGTAGTTAGAGTCGAACGCCACAAGGGCAGGCAGGCGTGGGTTCCACTGGCCCATGTTCTTGAGGAGCTCGTTTACGTGGATGCCGCTCCGGAAGTTCCCGTAGGCCATGTCGCCCGCGATCTGCGGGAGCCAGGCCCCGTTGATGCGGACCTCGCGATCTACCGATCCCGGCGGGTAGATGCCGAGCAGGCGGTTGTACTCGAGCTCCCCGATGTGCGGGTTGTCGAGGAGCTTCGCTCCCTGAAGGAAGATACCCTGACGACGTCCCTGTAGCCAGGGTCGTATCTTCTCGCTGTACAGCCAAGTGATCCCGCCAACCACTCCCTCAGGCGGTAGAAGCGTACAAGCACCTCGAATGATGAGCGGACGGCCCGCCTCAACGCGGATCGCGCACTCCGTGTAGACTCTCTTGGGTGGCGCTTCATCGAAGGCGATCAGGTCCTTTCCGACGCCCTGGAAGACGTCCCAGCGCTGGTCCGCAGACTTGAAGACAGCGATGCTGCCGTTCTTGAGCCGGAGGGTTCCGTTCGTCTGGTTCCAGTCAGCGATCTCGTACTGCGGGATGAAGGGCGGGTGGGCCTGCCCCGGGGGCACGTACCCGTTGTTGAAAATCTTGGGCTGCATGATCTCGCGCGACATCGGGAAGGTGAGAGACACGATCCACACCGAGACAGCGCGGTCGTATATCCACATCCCGCTCCCCGCGTACGCCGGCCTGGGGTCCATGTTCCCAGTGCGCATGACGCTCGCGATGAGGGCAGCAAGGGCGTCCGACTTCCCGGTACGGTTGGCGCCGATGTACCACGCCTCCGGCTCCTCGGTCTGCAGGAAGTTCTGCTGTGGCGTGAAGGGCTCCCACAGGAAGAGGGGGTCCTCCTTCTGGCGCTCGATGAGCAGCTTCGCTGCACGCGCGCCCTCGCGTAGCTGACGGTCCTGGTCAGCCCTTGGCACGGGTCATCCCGAGTCGGCCCTTCGCTACGTCGCCGAGCAGCTTGGCTAGTTGCGCATCGCTCATGCTGTCTAGGTCCTCGTCGATGTCCCGCTCACCCCCGGTGAGGAACACACGCAGGCGGGCGGTGTCGTTCACGAGCTTGAGGATGTTCGTCATCCCGCGGGAGAGGCGCTCGACGTAGGTGGTCAGGTTGCCCATGGTCTCCCGGGCCCAGGCGTCCTTGGTGCTCGGCTTCCCGTCCTTGGTGAAGTAGAAGACCTTCCCGGGCATGGTCTGCTCGAGCTGCACGATCTCCGCGATGCTGACCCCCAGGTACTCGAGGAAGGCGTGCACCAGGGGCTCGAGCTTGGTCCAGGTCTGGAGCTGGCGCTCGAGGCTGCCCAGCGACTCCCGGATCGTGACGTCCAGCCGCTCTGGCTCGAAGGCGCTGTGCGCCGGGCCGATCACCGCATCCGGCACCCTCGCCGGCACTCCACCCACCACCCGCTTCCCCATCTCCCCATGATACACCAGGAGTTGCCCAGATCGCTAGGTGTGCCCGCTCGGGAACATACGCGCCCCGCCGCCCGCCGCGGGGCGCGGATGTTACCGAGCGGGTGCGGCGATCCGGCCGTACATTCACCGCGCCTGTGAAGAACGCCCCTTTTGTAAACGTCCGGGCCCGGAATTGGAAACCTCCGGCCCCGGAATTGGAAAGCAGGCGCGCTTGTATTATGCTATAGCACGTGCGCTACTACCCTCCTCCCCGGGCTTTCTGTTCCCCCGCAGACTCACGGGCTACCCCGACCTACGAGCCCCACCCCCCAGCACACTATCCGGATACCCCACCCCCTAGACCCGCAGCTAGAAAGAAAGAGCTCGAGGTGCGCTGGCCCTGGCTGGACTACGCGCGTACCGAGCTAGAAAGAAAGAGGCGGGGGCTGGCCCGATGGCCAGTTAGCACTCACCAAAGAGATGGAACACCAAGGTGTTAGCAGAGGCCGTGAGAATACAAGGCCAGTGCTGAGTCTAGTGGGTTAGCGTCTGCGAGGACGCCACGGTGAGCGGCACGTGCTGAAGGCCACCAACCACGTGAGGAGCAGCAGGTTGGTGGTGAAGCACGGCCGCTTCTGGTTCGAGCCTGCCATCACTGGCCAGTCGTGGCGCTTCCGCCAGCTTCGAACACAGTCAGCTCGTATGATGCGCTGAGCTTTGTTGACGAGCCCCAAGCCGTCTAGCCAGACAGCTATCGCCACATCCCCAGTGAGCGTGACCTCGTAGTTGGGGAAGGCACGCCTGATGCCCTCGACCCACTTGAGCCACAACTCCTTACGCTTACGGAGCGAGCGTCTTGGCTGCACGGTGCGTGCTCCAGAACAGCTTGATCTTGACCATGGTGGCAGTGTGTCGCGCACCGTGGTGCAACACCCAGCCCGAGCTCCGGCCGGGCTTGCGCTTGTACAGGTGAGCGAGCTCGTGAGCTAGATAGTGGACCAGCGTGCTCCACTTCAAGGGGCGATTCGGGTGGTGGAGCTGATGCACTCGCAGCTCTATCACACCGTCAGGCCCACAGATGCCCATGAACTGGGTTCGAGGGTCGGTGATGGGTCGCACCACGACCTTGCCGAGCTTGAAGTGGCGAGCAGCGAAGTCTGCCAAGCGCTGCAGGTCGCGCCAGTAGGTCAGGTCAACCACTCGTGGCAGCCTCGTCCATCGCGTTGCCGAGGTAGTTCACGCTCGCTCGCATCGCGAAGCCCAAGATCGCCTGAGGAATCTCGGGCGTCCTCACACCGAACCAGCCAGGCTTGATGCGGTAGCTGTCTTGCAAGATCGCGTACGTGATACCGATGATCTTGCCCTCTCGAGCCAGCGCCGTGAGGTTCTCGAGGTGTGCTACGAGGTCTGCACGTGGGCCAATGGCGTGGAGTTCACCCATCAGGTGAGCACCAGGATGTGGACACTGACCTCGATCCGAGGCACGCATCCAACCTCCACCGCGTGCTTGCTGACGTGGAGGTAGTCAACGAGCTCGTCGTCCTCGTACACGATCCCAGTCATGGCGTCGAGCACGCACCGAGCGTACTTATCGACGTCACCGCGCTTCCGGCCTGGGTTCTTCCCGCTCTTGGTTGGCGTGAGGTAGCAGCGGATGCTCACCGTGCACGGCGCTGCGATCAGGGGCCGATCTCTTGTAGCCCTGCGTGCTTCCACGGCGACCATCTCTTCCCATTCTTTCACACGTTTCGGCCAGTACGCTCTCCCGTGCCTCCCGTGCGCGAGCGAGCCCTTCGTCCTCGGGTCTCCCAAGACCGTGTACCGCAACGTCATCATCCACCCCCATCACGAATATCGGCACTCGCAGCGCTGTAGCTACGAGTGGTAGCTCTCTAGTCACCTTGTTGAGCCAGATCACGTTCTCACCCATCCGCCTCGAAAGGCCTTTCATGGGGACGATCAAGACACCAACGTCGAGCGTCTTGCGCGTGAACGCACACAAGAACTTGAAGTAGTCCGCGTACGCCGAGTTCGCTGATCCGAACTGGACCTCGACGAACACCCTACCTAGTTTGAAATCTGCCCTGAGTCCAGGAGGGCGGCCATGACCCGCCTTCGTGGTAAGGGGCGATGTGTATGGCTCAGGCTCCCAGCCCGCAGCTAGGAAGCTCCTACGAACTGAGGCGTTGATCGTCCGTGGGTTGATGTCGTACTTCTCAGTCAGGCGATGAGACCTGAACCGAGCATCTGACCCGCACTGGTTCAACCGGACTCGAGGATCGGTGCGAGGTGAGATCGCCGACGCCTTGATGATCGCCTTCAAGGCGCTCCCAGTCCCCGGTATCGCCGCCAGCGCTTCGCGTCCGCCCCAGTGCGAGTAGACTCGCGCGACCCTCACAACATCCCCATCACGGGAGCATCGTAGCACGATCCGTGCCTGAAGCACAAGAGGGAGGACCCTAAGGCGTCTGTGCACAGCACCTGCGCTCTTGATGCTGCCGCGTTGACATGGTAGGATGCACCCATGAGCAACTGGCACGACGAGATCACCCGCGCCTACTCAGCCGGCCTCGCTGGCGAGTCCCTCCCCACCCCCGCGGATGGCGGGGCACCATTCGAACGTGCGTTCGCCGAGGGCCTGGCCAGCAGGCAGTGCCTCGAGCGGCGCGACCGTACGAGCGCGCGTCTCCGGCGCGACTGCTGGGAGCCCGATTCC